CTGATCGTAAAAAAATACTGCAAAGAATGTATCTTGATCCATTTTTCTTTGCTAAAGTCCTTTTTGGGGACGAAAAAAACCATATGCACTACCATATGCGCTGCGAATCACCACAATTTCACAGAGAAATTTTTAATGACCTGCTAAAATTGGAAAAAGGCGACAAAATTGCGGTGGTTGCACCAAGAGGACACGCGAAAACGACCCTTGTTTCGTTTATTTACCCGCTTCACCAGATGCTTTTTGGAGAAGAAGACTTTGTTCTTCTAATTTCCGAGTCAGAAACGCAGTCTAAATATCTTTTAGAGGCAATTGGGAATGAAATCGAGTATAATAAAAAAGTTCACGAATATTTTGGCAATAGAATGGGCGAAACCTGGGGGAAAGAAGAAAAAGAAGTAATCACTGGCTTTGACGAGAATGGGAAACCATCCGGAATGTGTAAAGTCTTGATTCGCGGAACCGGACAGAAAGTTAGGGGTTTGAAATATGGTCCATATAGGCCTACATTAACCATCATCGATGATGGCGAAGGTGAATCAAACACGATGACTGAACTGTCAAGGGATAAATTTACAAGATGGTTCAATGCAGCGGTGATCCCCGGATCAACAGATGCAAAATTGTGTTTTATTGGAACCATTGTTGATGACAATTCGTATTTAAACCGAATTGCAGGACGCAGGTCATACAACAAGGCTGGAGATCGAATCGTTAAGGGATGGAAAACTCGATTCTATCAGGCAATTCCACAAAATGTGGACGAAGGACATTTTACTGCGTCAGGTAAGGAGTATAGAAAAAACAAGCAAGTACAAGTTTTATGGAAGGAACATAGATCGTATAAGTGGCTAAAAGGAGAAAAGGATAGATTGTCTTCTGAAGGCCATGTATCGTATTTCTATCAGGAGTATCAGAATATTCCGATGGATGATTCGTTTAGAGTCTTTAAAGAATCCGATATACAGTATTGGGACGGATACTATTCATACGATGGCGGTCAATCTTATGTTACTAAAATATCTGAAAAAGGCGAGGAAAGAGTTCCTGTTAACATTTTTGTGGGCGTTGACCCAGCTTCCTCGGAAAATAAAAAAGCTGACTACACTGTAATCATGGTTATTGCAGTCGATCCTGACTTTAACATCTATGTGGTTGACTATTTCAGGGGGCAGGTTTCCCCTATGGATGGTGCAGACCGCATATTTGCAATGGCTGACATTTATAACCCTCGGGATATAAAGATCGAAGAAACAGGCCATGTTATGCTGGCGGATTATATCCAGAGAAAAAGCAAAGAGTCTGGAAGGTTTTTAAATATTAATCCTAAAAAAGCAATTAAAAATAAATATTACCGCATAAAGCAGATGCAACCGTATTTTGCGTCTAAAGCGATCTTTGTCAAACAAACACACTACGATCTCATCGATGAACTTTTACAGTTTAAAGAAGTTGGGTCGTTTAAAAAAGATACGCTTGATGCCCTCCGCTGGGCGCTTGATGATATGTGGAAACCGAACCTGCAGTATAAAAATAATACATGGATCGAACCGGAAACAAATAAAATAAGGGCTGATTGGGAAACCGGTCAGGTATTCTATAGCTGATGGCAATAAGCATAAAAAAACTTGATCTTCCAAAAATTGACCACACCGAAGTGTGGCACGAATATAAACTGTTTCAGTCTTCAGGCGAGGAATGGCGCTATCAAATGGCTGAAGATGAAGATTTTTATCTTGGCAATCAGCTGACAGATGCCCAAAAAGAATATCTCGAATCCGTGGGACAGCCGCCGGAGGCTAATAATAAAATAAGGCCGGCAGTGGAAACGGTGCTTGCTAACATAGCGGCGGCTTCCCCCGAATGGGATGTGAGGCCAATAGGCAAAACCGATAGCGAGATGGCCTTTGTATGCAATCAAATGCTCGATTGGGTATGGCGGGAATCGCAAGGGGATGTTCAGTTTCGCAAGGCCTGCAAAGATTTTATTATAAAAGGACTTGCTTATTTTTATGTATATCCTGATTGGAACGCAGATGGCGGTATGGGTGGCGTAAGAGTACGCAGATTGTCGCCGGAATCGGTGTTTGTCGATCCCAATACAATGCTTTCTGATTATTCCGACTCATCTTCAATGATTTTTTCAGATTTACACACAAAACAGGCGCTAAAAGCAGTCTTTCCACAATATGCGAAGGAGATCGAGGAAGCAAGGGAAGATCACGAAGTTAATGAGCAGGGTTCTGGAAAATATTCAAGGGATGAAGTGTGGACGAGAGATGATGTGGGCAAAGATCATCAGGCAATGGTTCGCAAATATGTGCGTTTCAGCAAAGTCAATGTCCCAATGGTAATGATTACCGATATGAATACCGGTAAATCTCAAAAATTTAATCGCGATCAGTATAAAGAAATGCTGAAAGACCAGCGCTATGGCGAATTGGTGAAGCAAAGTATGCTGATGGAAGAACTTGTGTATGAAAAACATATCAGGGAAGTTGCCCTTTTCGGCGACCAGATAATGTACGATGAGGTTCTGCCGATCACTGAGTACCCAATAATTCCTGCCTGTAACGAACATACATCTACGCCTTATCCGTCTGGAGATGTGCGCCATTCAAAATCACCACAACGGATGCTCAACAGGACAGAAGCGCTCTTGATGTCACACACCAGCGCGACAACAAATTTTAAACTACTTTATGAGGATGGCGCGATCGATCCGGGTGAAGTTAATAAGTGGCACATTCCAAATGCGCTAATTCGCGTTAATCCGGGTGCTTTGAGGGAGCAGAAAATAAAAGAGTTCGCGCCGCCCTCTGTTAGCAGCCAGCTATATACAGAAAAACAGCGATATGAACTTGACATTGAACAGGTTTTCGGTGCATACAAGTATCTTCAGGGATCAGCATCGGACGCACCGGGATCTGTAGGCGAAGCGCAGATCATTGATGAAGCGGTGGCAAGAAAGCAAAATTGGAAGATACTTCCGGTGTATGATATGATTACCAAAGCGGCATTGGTTGCACAGGAATGGATGCCTCATGTTTATACAAGCCAAAGAACTTTAAGGGTAGTTAATCCTGACGGACAGGAAAAAGAATTAATGCTGAATGAACCGGTAATTGATGATAAGACCGGAGCTGTAATGAAAATGTACGATATGCAGTCTGCGAAAGTGGATATAAAAGTTGTTGTTGGAAGCACAAGGGCGAAATCGCCTGCGGCTGATCTGCAAAGAGACTTGACGCTTTTAAATGCAGGTATATACGACAGGACACAGGTGATTATGAATATGCAGGGCGATGTGGATAAAGCATCGCTGATTGCACGGCATAGTGAAATTCAGGAACTTCGCGGTGCGGTTGAACAGATGGAAGGCCAGATGAAACAAATGCAGGGAGATATGCAGACACGCGAAAGAGAAATATTCCACGCTAATATGAGAGCAGAAATTGCTGAAGCAACCAAGCCAGTGCAACAGGCTTTAAGCAATGTAAAGGCGAACGCAAAACTTGAAGAAGCGAGACAGAGAGATGCCTCGAAAAAGGTAAAAGAGGGTGCATCTTCTGTTCTAAACGCGATTAACTCTGAAACAGCGGCTCCAGCAATTGGATAACCGCACAACAACAGGAGCATCGAATGGCTAATGAACAAGCGCAGATAACAACACCCCCAGCTGGAGATAACTCAACTGGTGACTTTATGATGGACACATTAAGTGAGTTCAATAAAGGACACAGTGGCTCTCCCGATGAGAATCAGGCTGGACAAGATGTATCTGCTGAAGATAGTGCTGACTCACAGCAACAGATGACTGAGCAGGAGAAGGAGAACTGGCTAATTGATAACAAATTTCGGGATACCCCGGAAGGCCGTGAAAAATTGGCTGATTCATACAAACAACTGCAAGGTGAGAAGGATCGAATCACAAATCAAGCAGGAAGTAACTCCGATAGATACAAGCAATTGGATCAATTGGATTCATTTCTGCACGACAATCCGGAAATTGTGGAGAAACTTCGTGGTGAGATAAGTAGTGCAAGTCAAGAAACCAAACCGCCGGAAAAACCTGAAGATTATGATCCTTACGAGGAAAATATCGATGGTTCTTCCTCACAGAAGTACCGGCAGGATTATGATAAGTATCTTGTAAGCGCGGGCGCGAATGAAGCTAAAAAGGA